AGCTCCTTAAGGGCTTGCTCTTTTAACTTTTCGATGTTACCACGAATAAAAGATTGGACCTTCGTGGACAGGTCACTTACCTGCTCTTCGACTCGCTGATCAATGATTACAGCGACAAGCTCAGATACCTTCTCAAGGGTGCTCTCGTCTAGACCCTCAGGAAGATACTCAGCAACCGAATCTAAAATATCTTTTTGTTGCGACATGTTAAACCTCTATGTAGGTATGTAGGGTAGTTGTGTATTTTTAATACAGATTATTTTTTCTTACCCTTCTTACCGCCAGGAGTTACCTTACCACTGCAAACAGAAGAAGCATACATGTTAGCGTAAGCCGAAGGGTAGACATCAAACTTGCGCTTCGCAGCAGCCTTACCTTTGGGGCAAAGTTTGCCTTCGATTATTTGACCAAGCCTTTCAAAGGCTTCTCTTTTCTTAGCTTTCTTCTTAAATGTAGATACCATGGTTGGTTTTCCTCCTGGATTACCTGCCGCTCTCTTACGCTTAACAGCAGATTTTCGTTGACCCTTACTCATGCTAGCAGCTTTTGCAGCAGGCACGCACTTTGGATAGCCTTTACGCTTCTCGCCTTTCGAGCGACCACAAGGTTTGAAACCGCCGCCCTTCTTAGGAGCACCGATATCAACCCAGCGTTGTTTGACCCACTTACGCAGATCTTCTAAGATGGCATTACCTTGAACTTCGGTAGAAGCAGCCAAGACACCAATAGGACCGCCTTGTGTTCGTTGAGGGAATCTACCTCGAACAGAGCCTCTACCGCCAGTCCGCCTTCTCTCAGCATCTTTGCGAGCTTTGATGCCTCTTCTTCTTTGCTGCTTCTCTTGTTCTTTACGCTTTAATTCCTCACGCTTAAAGTCGTCCTTTCTCCTGTTAAGTTCAGGAGTAGACTCCCCAGATCTTCGCTGGATATTCTCTAAGCATGTTTTAAAGCGTGTCATTTCTTAGCATTACCTTCTGTCTTTTTCTTATCGTGCCCGTTGCCATTAGCATCGGACGCATCAGCAGCACCTTCAGACACGATAGAGCGTAAGTTCTGCATCAAAGCTGTGCTCACGAGCGTAAGCAGAGCAGAAGCAACCGAGACTTGCTCATCAGGGATAGCACCAGTGCCAAGCATGACAATGAAACCACCTACAAGTAAAACAAGAAGGGCAGGAGTTGTAAGAGCGATGTTAGTACGAGCTTTTTCACTTGCACTTTGAGACAGTTTCAGCTTAGTTAATTCAAGCTGGATCTGATCTTTCTTGATCGCACGTTCAGCAGCTTTCTCTTCTTTCTCACGAGCTACAACAGCTTTGTATTTTTCACGGGCGGCTTTAGCCTCCTCGCGTTTCATTCTTACTGCTGCTTTTTCGTCTTTCACGATAATTGTCTGTTTGCTGTTAGTTACATCTTCATAGTCATCATGTTGTGGCATGGTTCATTCCTTGGGTTTAATTGTTTGTTACTTGCGCTTACGCCTTACTTCAGGCATGTTCCCTACGGGGACGCCTGGGACCTTAGGGTCCAACGTAACTCCTGCGCCGGAGGGCTTAGAAGTTCCAGGCGCTCCTGGCTTCTGCTTTCTCATTCTATTTTTGTAAGCACTTGGAGTCTCCCCCTTACCTCGATTAGGACCTGTAAAAACGCCTTGTTTGCCTGTGGTAATTTTACGAGTCCGAGTAAACTTAGATCCTTGCATAGCACCGGGCTTTACAAATTTCTTTCTAGCTGCTTCGCCAGCCTCACTTCTCGCTGTCGCTAATCTTTTAAAAGCGCCTTCGCGTATGACCTTGCCGAAGATTTCGATAGAAGAGTTTTGAGAGCCGTACTTCATAGCTGTTCTTGAACTTTTCTTGTCTCCTGGCCCAGTTGGAACGCCTGTGGTTCCCTTCGCGATCTTTCTCTTCGCTACGGTGCCAACGTCGTCTGCCTGACCAAGCTTCTTGCGTAACTTTGCTCGACCTTTACCAACGACATTACCAGTTTGCTCCTTACCACCACCCTTACGGTAGGTCTCATACGACTTGGCTCTTTCAGCAGGCGTGAAGGTCTTCTCTTGGGCTAATGCTCCAGCACCGAGTTTCGCTAATCCCTTCTTCATCTTTGCTTTGTTTCTTTGTTTGACCTCACCCTCATCGTAACGGTCACCCCAGCAAACTCTCTTCAAGCCTTCAACGACAGCTTTCTTAACATCCTTAGGCTTAGGCTTTTTAGTGCCAGCAGGTCTTTGACCAGATAACAACTTCAGACGTAAAGGATCATTATCCTTACCTTCCTTAACCTTTTTCTTCTTCTTGCCCTTGATAACTCCACGACCCATGAGAACATCTTTCATAGTGACCTT